GCTCCCTAAACGGACCTTCTAAAAGGTCTTGTCGCTGTTGACAACGAAGCCAAGGAGTGTCAGAAGACGTATCACCTTACCTGCTATAATAGTAGGACAGATGATATCATCGCCGTTCACTCCCCAGTTCCCAAGACGATCACCGTGAGGTGAGGTCAAAGGAACAGAGGCAACGTTGGCACATGCAACAACGACGGAGCAAAACAAGACAGTCTGCAAGGGAAACGTAAAAGCGTTTCCCATCGTAGATATCATGTTCAGCTCAAGCTTCTCCCCATTCGGGAGCTTAGAATAAGGACAGCGAAGAGTCTCAAGCAACGCCAAGAACTGGCGAGGCAAGATATTCTTAAGCATCCTTAAACCAAGAGAATCGGACGCGGAACTAAGGTCGATGGTAACCAAACGGTTATCAAGCGATTCAAAGTCCGTTCGAACATTACGTTCGGATCCGATCCTAGCTAACTCTCTATTTTTCGTCTGTTGCTTCTCAAGATCAATTCCGAAGAATGACTTGAGACGCTCCTCAAGGAGGTGTTTCACCCCTTGTTGGTAGAACATGTTTAAAACAGGTTCTACACAGATTACTCTAGAGATTTCGTCGCTCTTAGGAACGAAGGTAAGACGATTTCCTTCGACTATACTAGAAGGTCCCAATAAGCTACGTCGAATTTCTTCGGCTGCAGCCCAATCGGGAAACTTTTTAATATAGTTCGCGTAAACGCGATAAAGACCCTCTGAAGTAGAACTGAGGTTCGATGCGAATAACTTCGTGTAGAAGTCGTTCATATCAGCCCCAATGCTTGCACCAGGTCCGAGGTCGCCATGATCAAGAATTTGATCATAGCAACCAAGTACTGGTTCAAACACGTTGGAAGAATAAGCCCTTTCGGACTTATAATTAACGAACTTATATAGGACATCACGAAGATGGCCGAACAAAAGTTCGTCTTCCAAACGCTCATACTTCAGTTCCCAAGTCCCACAGCTGTCATTCACAGCTTGGAACTTCTCAAGTGCCTTTGCATCAGCATCTGGCGAAACTTCCGTTACCAATTTCTTGGTAAGGTTTTCCAACAGACGCTGAGCAGCGAAGGAACGTGAGTTTTGTTCCGGCGCATTTTCATGAGCCAGAACAGGGATGAGGTCCTCAAGAAGGAACCTTGAAAGAGCAAGAGAGTTTATCACTTTCACCTTACACTCCTAGGAGATTACGACATGATCAGCAAGATACACCATCAAGAGGAATACAAAAACAAACTCGACAACTTAAGCCCAGGCGAAATCCTGGTACAAAAGTTGGGAGGTGGTCTTGTAACGGTCACCATCATTTGCCCGGACTGCGGGATCACTGTTTCTTCTACCTGGACAGAATCCATGATAGAAGCTCTCAGCGACCTTACATTCCGGCATGAAGGCGTAACTCGAGATGAGCTCTAGCCAATCTGTTCCAACGCAGATCTACTGTGCTGGTATATAGTTGGTGAAGAAACCAAGGGCCTGAAGGGCAAATTCCTTGCCAAACAGGACCGTGGCCAACGCCAACGCACCAGCCCAGAGATACTTACGTACGACGGGGTCATGAAGGTTCATAAAGCCTCACATAACTCCGCTAACGACAGTATCCCCGATGCCAGAGGCCTGCTGAGACAGCACGCCAATAGTAAACGAGTAGAGAGCGCGAATGTTTGCAGCATCAGCAGTATCAGAACCCGCCGGGATCTCGGTTGTAACCGTGATCATAGCGTTCCTGAACGACTGACCAGCAAGAGGGGTCACACCCTTACGGATGATCGCCTTCCAAACATTCATAGGAACATTCCTCAACTGACCCGTTGTCGGATCTACCGGACCAAGAGCCTTGAAGCTCTTGGGACGCCAGAACGTGAACGTGAAAGGAGAGGAAACCGAATGCACAGTGACTCCAGTCTGCGTACCGCCAAGTGCGGTAACAGCATACTGTTTGCCATTCACATCCGGTGCCGTATCTGCACTAATAGTGTA